CCTATATCGGAAACTGGAGAGACATAAAGCCAGAAACTTATAGAAAATTTGAAGCGTTTCGCCATCACGATAAGCAGTTTATAGGAAGGATTAACTTTCCTATTAAGGACGCCAGTGGAAGAATAGTAGCTTTCCAAGGTCGTGATGAGACAGGAACCCTAGACAATAAGTATATGTTCTACCCTAGCGGAGTAAAACTACCTCTGTTCCCACAAGTTCGCCCACTTCAGGGGCGTGTTATTCTAGTTGAAGGTATATTTGATATGCTAAACCTTCATGATAAAGGACTAGAGAATGCTATATGTTGTTTCGGTGTAAAGAATTTTAACGAAACAAAGTTTAACTATTTAAAGATTTCAGGCGTTACGGGCCTTGACTTGTTATTCGATGCCGACCAAGCTGGAGTGCAAGCAGCAGAACACGTAAAAAAATTAGCAAACGAATTTCCCGTTCGAGTAATTAGTTTAAAGTCTGGTGACCCAGGCTCCCTCGGACAACATCAAGTAACTGGACTGCGGAGAAAACTATATGGCTAGTATAGCCTTGATTGAATCAAAACCAAGTAGAAACGATTACGTTCGCTTATTCGATAATGAATTTGAATTTGACCGATTCTCTCTTGCTTCAGACCCTACGCTATCCAAAGTTTTAATGAAGGACGTAGATCTGGAATTTAACCCTGATGCGTATGAGTGGGTAATTCTTATCGGCTCAGAACCATTAAAATATTACACAAAAGTAACTCAAGTTATGCAGTATGCGGGAACTATAGTGGATGATAAGTTTCTTCCTACTATTAATCCTGCAATGCTCACTTTTAAGCCAGAAGCTAGAAAGACTTGGGACGATGCCAAGACAAACATCATAGGATACTTGTCTGGCACGAAGAAAAAGGCAGAAATAAATGACGAAAAGTTTGTCGGTATTACAACGACTGAAGGAACTTTGGACTACATTCAGAGATGTATTGACTCGCCCCTCGACTATATCGGAATCGACTCAGAGACTACTGGTCTGTATCCTCGGAATGGTCATATTCTTGGTATTAGCTTATGCTATCAACTTGATGCAGGTGCTTATATTAATGCCGATACTATTGATGACTCCGTAGAAGAGAAGTTACAGGAACTCTTTGATAAGAAGCGTATGGTATTCCATAATGCTAAATTCGATATTCCAATGTTTGAGTATCACTTCAACGTAAAGATTGCACAGTTTGAAGATACTATGCTCATGCACTATATGATTGACGAGAATCCAGGCACTCACGGCCTGAAGATGCTCGCTATGAAGTATACGGAGTATGGAGACTATGAGAAACCTATGTATACTTGGATGGACGAGTATCGTAAGCAACATAATGTTCTAAAGAATGATTTCAAATGGGAGTGGATTCCTTTTGAAGTTATGCAGACTTATGCAGCTATCGATGCCTGTGCTACTTTCACAATCTTTGAGAAGTTTGAAGGAGCATTGAAGAAAGGTAATCCTAACCTTATGCGTGTGTATAAGACTATATTACTACCTGCCTGCAGATTTCTTATGTCTATTCAGGATAACGGAGTACCCTTCGATAAAGAAAGGCTAGTTGCTAGTCAAGATCTTATGCTTACCGAAATTACGGAAGCTGTCGATAAGTTACAAAGTCATCCTGGCGTAGCTGCTTTCCAAGTAGCTGAAGGAAAAGAATTTAATCCTAATAGTGTGCTTCAGTTGCGTAAGTTACTGTTCGACTATGTTGGATTAGAGCCTACAGGTATTAAAACTGATAAGGGTGAGCACTCTACAAATGCCGAAGTACTAGATAAACTGGCTCTTCAGCACGAGATTCCTCAGTTAATTTTAGATGTTCGTAAGAAAACTAAGATTAAGAATACTTATCTGGATAAGATTATTCCGCAACTCGACAGAGACAGTCATTTACGGACTAATTTTAATTTACATGGAACAACCTCTGGAAGACTATCTTCTAGTGGTAAATTGAACATGCAACAACTTCCTAGAGACAATCCTATTGTAAAAGGTTGCATCCGTGCTCCCGAAGGACATAAGATTGTTGCGATGGATTTAACAACTGCCGAAGTATACGTAGCTGCTGTATTAGCAGATGATTTAGAGCTTCAGGACGTATTTCGTTCTGGTGGAAATTTTCACTCTACAATCGCACACAAAGTATTTAAACTAGACTGTGAGGTTGCAGATGTAGCAGAAAAGTATACAACTTATAGACAGGCTGCTAAAGCAGTAACTTTTGGGATTATGTACGGTGCCGGAGCTAATAAAATTAGTGAGCAAGTTACCAAAGATGGTGGCAAACTCTCGGTTGTTCAGGCAAGACAAATCATCAAGGAATACTTCGGCGCTTTCTGGAAGCTAGAAGAATGGATTGAGGCACAAAAAGCCCTTATTATGAAGAATGGTAGTATCTATTCTCATTTTGGCAGAAAGAGAAGATTGCCCGATGTTAAGTCTGACAACAAAGGTGTCCAAGGACATGCTGTTAGATCTGGACTTAACTTTCTGGTTCAATCTGCTGCTTCTGACATAAACTTAATGGGAGCTGTAGAGGCCCATGCAATCCTGAAGCAAAAAAATATGAAGAGTAAAATCTTCGCTTTGGTTCACGATTCCGTCCTTGCTGAAGTTCCTAACGATGAAGTAGAGGAATATAGTAGGATACTACAAACAGAGATACAGAGAGACCGAGGAATATTTATTTCAGGCGCTCCTGTAGGTTGTGACTTTGAAATTGGAGAGGACTACTCAATGGGTAAGTTCAGCGCAAAATATGGTAGTATCCTTAACCTATAGACAAATACTTCGATCTGTGAAGTTCCCTGTGTATTCTCTAGGCACAGAAGATTTTTATATTCGAGACGGGTTATTATTAGTTAATGACCTAGTTATAGACGATAAAAATCAGCCTGGAGATACTCTTGGGAAGAGAAGATTGCAGACACCGCACAAGAAAAGAAGACTTTCTATAGTGTATGAAGAATTTCTTGATATTGTAAAGCAGAATCCTTCTGTTATGATAGATAACAATGGAGCTATATTTTCATACAGTAAAACAAAGTTTGAGAAAGTTAAATCCATACGAATAGTAAGAAAAGATTTAGAAGAAACTCATTCAAGAATTTGGTTAAAGGGAGTTAATTTTGCCTTTATAGTAAAACAACCTCCCTTAGCAATGAACTGGGCTCAAGTTTTACATTTAAACTCTCGCCCGTGGCTGTTATACAGTCTATCAGAAGATAAACTAAAAGACAGCAATAGGAAAATTTAATGGGAAGAAGGAATCAAAAAAGAGATGTTTTGTCATCACTTAATTTTTATTTGAAAGAGATAGAGCCATTAACCACGGCTCAAGTCAAAGTGTTTGACTCCTATAAGCATTTAATGCTACATGGGTGCGCAGGAACAGGCAAAACATTTATTTCCCTATATCTAGCTCTAGACGATTTACAGAAAGAAGAGTTTAGTAGAATAGTTCTGGTTAGAAGCGCTGTCCCCACAAGGGAAATGGGTTTTCTACCTGGAACAGAAGACGAAAAGTCTAAAGTCTATGAAGCTCCTTATGTAAATATAATGCAAGAATTGTTCAGTCGTGGAGATAATCCTTACGGACAGCTAAAGCAAAAAGGAGTTATTAATTTTCTAACCACTTCCTATATAAGAGGAACAACTTTTAATGATAGTGTCATCATTGTGGATGAGTGTCAAAATATGACTTTCCATGAGTTGGATAGTATCATTACTAGGGTAGGAAAGAACTGTAGGATTATTTTCTGCGGAGATTTTTTCCAGTCTGATTTGAAGAGTAGTGGGTTAAAAGATTTTATGAGGATAATTAAAAGCATGAACGAATTTGATTTTATTGAATTTGGGATTGAGGACATTGTAAGAAGTGATTTTGTGAAAAGTTATCTTACAGAGAAGTATACAAAAGGTATTGTATGAAACAAGATGTAGTTATTGATGAACTAACACGAAAGTTAGAACAAGTGCTAAGTAGGTTGGACACTTTGACCGATAGATTAGCCGGAGTAGAAAACTTCGTAGTGGAAAACACTAAGGCGGAACGAATAAAAAGAAGCAAGGAATTAGAGATGTGGACTAAGAGTTGAAAGCTGTAGTATCCAATAGAATTTATATGGACATAGATCCAACAGCCTTTAGTGCTATTGATAAATCTCTGACCTATAAAATAGATTCGTATAGGTCAGACGTTGCCCCTACCATTATTAAAAATGTTAGGAAAATACGTTCGGGTCTAATATCTATACCTGTTGGACGCTTTGACTTAATTCCTCCGGGGTATGAAATAAAAGATAAAAGAGTACTACTACCAGTTGATTTTCCAAAATTTGGGTTTGACCTAAGAGAAAGTCAGCAGGCTGTTTATGATTCTTTAGATGATAATGCTATTATCAATGCTTTTGTATCCTGGGGGAAGACGTTCACTGCTTTAGCTATTGCGGCTAAACTAGGACAGAAAACTCTAGTAGTAACACATACAGTATCTTTACGAACCCAATGGGAGAAAGAGATACGTAAAGTATTTGGTATAAAGCCTGGAATTATAGGGTCGGGGAAGTATGATACCTCTCCCCCTGTAGTTGTAGGTAATATACAAACACTTTATAAACTACGTGGGAAAATAGAGAAAGAATTTGGTACTCTTATTATTGATGAGTGTCACCATATTCCCGCCAATACTTTTAGTAAATTAGTAGACGCTAGTTATGCTAGGTATAAAATAGGTTTATCCGGTACAGTTCAACGTAAGGATGGAAGACATGTAGTTATGCCCGATTATTTTGGGCATACTAAGTTCACTCCACCCAAAGAGAACTATATGGAACCAACCGTAGATGTTATTCAAACTAAGATAAGATTTATGGATGGGGCTAAAATACCTTGGGCGAACCGTATTAATGACCTAGTTAGACAGGAAGAGTACGGAAAGTTAATCTGCTTTTTAGCTGCGGCTTATAGAAAGCAAGGACATAAAGTACTATTACTGTCAGATAGAGTTTATTTTTTAAAGAGAATAAAAGAAACATTAGGTGAACATTGCGAGTTGATTACTGGTGAAGTGCCACTTGCCGAAAGAGAGAAAAAGATAGAAAGAGTTCAAACTGGTAAAGTAGATATCTTACTTGGGACTCAAAGTATCTTCTCAGAAGGCATTAGTGTTAATCCTCTTAGTTGTTTAATACTAGCTACACCAGTAAGCAACACTCCTTTGTTAACTCAGCTTATAGGAAGAGTTATTAGGGAATACCCTGGCAAGATAGACCCTGTTATAGTTGATATTAACCTCAAAGGAAAAACTGCGGAAAAACAAGCCAAGGTGCGATTGGGTCATTACCTACAGCAAGAACATAGAGTTTTCTTCAAACCTATGTGAAAAAAAGTTCTTGACTCGGCAACTATTTCCCTGTATAATATACTTTCGATTTAGAGAACCTATAAAGTGATTTTATATAACTGGCCTAAGATATTTCAATATACCTCTGGTGATTCTTCAGCGGTAGTTAGTCTTATAGCTTATATAACTTATCCCAACTTACCACTTAACTCGTATGATAAAACATACAGACCTTCTCTTATTGACTGGTCTGGCGATAGCTTTCTATTGCACCCTGAAAAAATCTTATCAAACCGTTCAAAGTTTGATGATCGAGAACTAGCACAGTATGTGGCACTCGCTAGTTTTCGCAGCTTTGCTGAATATCAAGCCACAACAAAACGCAGTTTGAACCTGCTATTAGCACCAGTTCCAGCTGTACTCATTGACAACAACAGATTACTATCCAGAATAGAAGATGATGTATTCTTCTGCTGGGAAGAAATCACGCACTAATAAAGGAAATTATTATGGGTATTAAATTTACAGCCTCCGCTGGTGGAGCTAAAAAGTCTTCACTAGAACAATTCACTTACAAGAACGGCGATAACTGCGTTCGTATCTTCGGAGACCTACTTCCTCGGTATATCTACTGGGTGAAGGGCGAAAATGAAAAGAATATTCCTATGGAATGTTTATCTTTCGACCGACAGAAAGAAGCTTTTGTAAACGTAGAGAAAGATTGGGTTAGAGACTTCTATCCTGACTTGAAATGCGGCTGGTCTTATTCAGTACAGTGTATTGATCCTTCAGACGGTAAAGCTAAAGTATTTAACCTCAAGAAAAAATTAATGGATCAGATTTTAGTAGCTGCAGAAGATTTGGGTGACCCTACAGATGTAGATGCTGGTTGGGATATTCACTTCAAGCGTACTAAAACTGGACCAAATGTATATAACGTTGAATATACTCTTCAAACTCTCAAATGTCAGAAAGGGATTCGTCCTTTGAATGATGACGAGAGGGCTGTAGTAACTGGGGCTACTGGTATCGATGAATTGCTTCCTCGACCAACCCCTGATGCACAGAAAGAACTTCTAGAACGAATCACTACTGGTGGCTCGGGCAAAGACGAAGTTGATTCCTCAATTGAAAGCGAGTTTGACGTTAGCTAATGAAAATACTATTCTCCGCCGATTGGCATATAAAATTAGGTCAGAAGAACGTACCCCTTAATTGGGCGCGTGCTCGCTATGACAGCTTCTTTCACCAGATTTATTTGTTGGAAGATGATGCAGACTTGCATATTATTGGCGGCGACATCTTTGATAGAGTTCCAACTATTGAAGAACTAGAACTGTATTTTACTTTTGTGAAAGGTTGTCAGATTGAAACTCTCATTTATGACGGTAATCATGAGGCAACTAAAAAGAACAAAACATTCTTTACGGCTTTGAAAGAAGTAACTAACTCGTTAAACAGTAAGGTTACTATCATAGATGAAGCTTACGAAGATGAAAGAGGTTTTAGTATTCTTCCTTATTGTGACTTACACAAGAAGAATTCTATCGAGATGCTAAATAAGGACTTTCCGGTCTTTACTCATGTGAGGGGTGAAATACCTCCTCATGTGACACCGGAAGTAGACTTATCTAGATTTGCAAACTTCCCTAAAGTTTTTGCGGGAGACTTGCACTCTCATTCTAATTCCCAGAGAAACATAGTGTACCCTGGAAGTCCGATGACTACTAGCTTTCATAGATCGAAAGTAGAAACTGGAGTTCTAGTAATACTACCTGAAGAAGACTGGGACTGGTATTGGGAGAAAATGGAGCTTCCACAGCTTGTTCGTAAAACAGTCAGTAACCCTGATGAAATGACTACGGGGCTATATGACCATGTTATTTACGAACTAGAAGGAGACCTCGGAGACCTAGCGAAAGTAGGTTCCAGCGACCTTCTCGATAAGAAAGTTGTAAAACGAAGTTCTGAAGCGACACTTGTTTTGGATAAAGAGTTCTCCATTGGAGAAGAGTTAGTAGAATATCTAATTTACGTGCTAGAAATAGCTGAAGATAAAATACCCGAAATACTAGGATTATATAATGATTACGCTAAAAATATTGAAATGGAGTAATTGTTTCTCTTACGGAGAAGACAATGAACTCGATTTAGCTTCCACCAGACTTACCCAAATCTTGGGTTACAATGGCGCTGGAAAATCTTCTATTCCTCTTATTTTGGAAGAAGTTCTATTTAACAAAAACTCTAAAGGTATTAAGAAAGCTGATATTCCAAATAGAGAGTTGCAGAACGGATACTCTATCAACCTTACGTTTAGTAAGGAAGATAATGAGTATGAAATCGACCTTCAAAGAAAGTCGTCTCTTAAAGTAAAATTTATTAAGAATGGTGAAGATATTGCTAGTCATACGGCTACTAATACCTACAAAACTATTCAGGAAGTGCTTGGCGTAGATTTCAAAACCTTTACGCAAGTAGTATATCAACATCCTAACGCTAGTTTGAATTTTCTTACTGCTACTGATGCGAACCGTAAAAAGTTCTTGATAGACTTGCTTGGTCTAGAAAAGTATGTCAATCTCTTTGAAATTTTTAAGGAGGCTTCGCGAGGAGTTGAGCAAGAATATGCCCAGCTTGAAGGTCGTATTTCCACTGTTGAGAAATGGTTGGAAAATAATAAACTGACGGATACTACCCCACGAGAACTTGTAAATCTTCCGAAAATCTCGGAAGAGGAAGAGGAGGAGCATAGTTCTCTTATGGCTGAAATTAAAAATATTTCATCAACAAATCGTCAAATTTCTCAAAATAATCAATATAAAAGTTTATTGAAAGAAATTAATATACAGGATATTCAAGCAATTGAAGC